GAAGCCCCCCTCGGGCTGCGATTTTACGCCCGTCGTTGTGTCCTGGCTGTCCTGGCTGTCCATCACATCCTTTGCTGGTTGCCCGGGACCTTGCCGCGCCCGCCGCCCGCCGCCTTGACCGCCTGACCAGGCGACAGGCGGACCCCGGGCAACTGCCCCTTCGCCACGGCTCTGTCGCGCGCTGGATGCCCCTTGGGCAGTTTCAGGTGGGTGGCACCGGCCAGCGGGATCGCGGCGCTCAGCATGTCCTCGAGGCGCTCGTTGATGGGGATATCCAGCACCCACACCTGCCCGCCCGAATAGATCGTCCCGCCGCCCAGCGTGCGCTTGACCTCGGCCGCCCCGGTATCGGCGATGATCTGCTGGTAGAGCGTCGACGCCGGGTACTGGTGGTCCCTGAGCCAGTTCTTCAGCTCGACCCGCGAGATGCGGCAGATGCGCTCTTTCTCGGAGATATGCACCCGGATGCCGTGCAGCCTGGGATGCACGACCACATCGACCGGGCCCTGGCCCTGCTGGGCGAACTGCGTGGTCCGCACCCGCCACTCGGCCTGCGCATAGACGAACTGCGAGATGATGTCCCACACGTCGTAGCCGCCGTTCGGGCTGGTGCCCTGCACGGTCTGGCGCACCCGCGACTGGCGCGCCGCCGTGAAATTATCAACCAGGACCTTGTGGATGCCGTTGATGTCGAAGTTGAACAGCCCCAGTTTTCTGGCGATGCTCGCGCCGACCAGGATGCACGCCATCACGCACACGCTGAACCGTTCTTCCTGCTGCATGGACAGATGGCTGGCCAGGACGGTCATCAGCTGGTTCAGCCGGGCCTGGGTCTCCGGCACATGGGATGCCAGATACTTCACGAAGATGCGCCCGGCATGACCGTAGTTGGTCTCGCACAGCTTGATGATCGAGCCCGCCTGCGGATCGAACGGCAGCTGTTGGCGCTGCATCTGGATCTCGAACAGGCGGTTCAACCCGGCGTCGGTGCCGTCATCGCGCGTGACCAGGAAGTCCTGCATGGAGCGGTTCGACGTGAACGCCAACAGGCACTCCCACTCGCCCACCTCGCGCATCGTCGTGTCGGCGTGTAAACTTCCCCGTTCCTTGCCCTGCGGTATCGTGAAGATCAGATCGACGAACTCGTCCTGGTTCGTGGGCCGCACCCGTAACTCGTCCCAGTAGCGGATGATGAACCTCGGCTCGCTCAATGAGCGCATCACATGGTTGGCGGTGTCCTTCATGGATTGGAGCGCTTTGTAATCCGCCCACACGCTTTGTCCGACGCGGATCGCGGTGCTCTTGCCGATGCCCGACTCGGTCGACCAGAAGTTCAAACTCATGCCGCGCACGTCGCCCGCCAGCGACATCAGGGGCGAGGCGAACGAGCACGCGATCAAAGTCTGTAGGTCGGGCCTGCCGCCCTCAAACAGCGCCGCCGCCTGCCGCCACTTCGCGAGGTCGCCCACGGGGCGATACATCTGCGCGATCTTGGGGTCACCGCCCGGCACACGTTCCTCGGTGCCGTCCACCCGGTACAGGTCGCCGGCGACGGCCAGACCCACACGCGTGCCGTCCGATGAGTAGTTCCAGCCGAAACCACGCGTCTTGTCGATGCGCACGCTGCGCTGCGAACGTAGTTTGTTGATCCAGGCCACGATTAAGTCTCCGATGCGTGCGCAGGTATGCCGGTCGGCGGATATGCCCTGCCGCTCCAGCGATACCAGCAGCGTCCCTTTGCCCTCGCCCGCGTCGAGCCCGCGTATCGAGACCGAGTGCGCGCCGGACAGATGGTAGATGAACCCAAGCTGATGCCCGCCCGGCGCCAGCTCGTCCAGCACGGGCGAGCGAATGTCACCATTACAGACCAGCACCCACTCGCCCTCGGTCTTTTCCTTGTACTCGATCACGGGTTGGCCGCCGCGCGTGGCGCGGCGATACCCGTAGGGCAGATCGTCATTGTCCTGACCAAGCACAATCGGTGACTTGATCTGGCCCCAGTGCGGGCAGCCGATGCACACGCCACGGCGGGCGTCGTTGAAGCTCGAGCACAAGGGTGCGCCAAGGTCTTTGGCTATGACTTCGGCCTGCGTCTCGGCCCAGACTTCGTTCGTTTCGGCCTCGGTGTAGCGCGGGTCGCCGCTCGATAGCCGGTGGATATACTCCTCGCCGTCGGCGCAGTGCGCCGCCAGCGTCATGTTCACCAGCTTCCAGTGATCGCGGGTCTCGCCCTTGCCGCCCGTTGTCAGCGTGCGCTCCATCTGGCGGCAGCGCGCGGCGATGAATTTGATATGATAAGCGCGCTTCTCGATGCCGGCATGAGCGGCGGCGTTGAGTGCCGCGCCCTTGTCCTCGGGCGGAATGAAATCGGGCCGCGCCGCCAGCGAGCCAGCCAGGTTGTGCACCGTGGCCCCGCCCGATCCGACATGGCGCAAGCCTTTGGTGTGCGATGTCTGCGCCGTGATGTAAGGCGCCAGCGCGGCGATCACATCGTCGTTGGCGAGGTCGGCGGAAGTGAATTCCGGCACGACGGTGACCAGCTTCGGGTCCGTGGGAACCTTGTGGTTGTAGGTGCCGGGTGGTCTGAGGATGCGCGAGCTGTCCACCGTCGAGCCGGTGTCGCCGCGCCAGCCATGTTTGATGATCGCGGATTTCAGAGCCTGGGACAGCATCTCCCACGCGTCAGGCGCCAATGATGTCTCAAGTACCCAATACCAGTGGAACCCGTAACCGGAGTCGACCACCAGGTTGGGCATTGGGAATTCAGCGTCGGCGCTGAACGCGCGCAGCCAGTCCAGCGCGGCCTCACGAGTGGCGAACACATTGGCCGGGTCCTTGCCGTCGCCCTCGCGGGCCACATCGGCATCGACCACGAGCACCCGCAGGCACTGCACATTGGGCCCCTTGCGATCGGCCCGCTGCGTTGGCTTGCCCGATGCGGACTTGCCCTCGGTCGCGACGGTCAGCGCGGCGATCGCGTGGTAGACGTCGATGTTCTTGCGCGCGAGCCAGACCAGGAGTTTGGCCGCCGCGGTGCAACCTTCGGCGTCCGGTGCCCACGACCGGATCGCCCAGCCCTTCTCGCCCTTCCATGTGATGGTCAGAAAATTACCGTTGGCCGGCACGACGCGGGACAGAAACGCCGCGGTGTCCATTGTTGGGGTCTCCCTGAAAAGACCGGGCGCGGGTGTGACCCCGCGCCCGATGGAAGGCCCGTCAGTTCAGGAGATTGTCGATCGCGGCCTGCATGTCGTCGGGGGCGCTGCGCACCACCGTGACCGGTGGTTCAGCGTCGGCGGCGACAGGTTGCGGCGCCGGTTGAGCCTGAAGGTGCTGAGCCTGCTGGGCCTGGCTGAACGGCGTCGGCTTCTTCACGACCGTCGTAACTGGTGGCTCGGCGACATCCTGGGGCGCTTGCTGTGCCTGGTGCAGCTGCGCCGCCTGCGACGCGGCGGCCGCGCGTGCCTTGGCATCGAGAGCGGCCTGCGCCACGTCGGCCATGGTCTGCGCTGGTTGCAGCACCGCCGCGCCCGGTGCGGCCCGCGCCTGGCCTTCCAGATGCGCCGGACGCGCGCCTTGTGATGCCGCCACCCCGGCCGGCTGCTCGGCGTCGTAGGTGACGTTGACGATCTCCTCGTTCAGCATCCGCTCGACCTGATCGGACCGCCCGTGTTCGCACACGAGTGCATAGACCTCGGCGCTCGGCACCCAGCCCACGTCCTCGAACACCAGCGACTGGTGGGTGACCGTGGCGTCGAAGCTGATCCGGGTGATGACCTGGGAGATGTCGGCGCCGTTGCGTTCCAGATAGGTCGTATACCGATCGAGCGCGGCGAGGCTGGTCGGCGGGATGTCCAGCAGCATCGGCCCACCCAGGTCGATGTTGGCCTCGTCGCCCGACGGCACCACGGCGATCCGTCTGCCGTCCCGGCAGGCCTTGGACTTCTTGCCGGTGGCGGCGTTGGTCGCCGAACCCCAGATGTTCTGCGGGCAGGTCGCGCAATGGGTGGACTGCTTCGCCCGGCTCGCCGGATCGGGCACCATGCCGTTGACACTAAAACAATCCGGCGCCTTGCTCTCGCCGTCGACATAGCCGCCGAGGTAGTATTTCTTGCTCAATGGCGTGGCGACGCCGACCACCACCACGTCGAGGTGCTGCACCGGGGTCACCGGCAGCGGCCTGCCGTCGCGCCCGGTGCCGGGGCTCTCCTGCAGCAGGGTTTCCTCACCCCGATGCCGCACGCGCCAGACCTTGCCCCTGATCTTGAGGACAGCGAAGCTCGCCTGGATGCCCGCGTGCGCCGCCGCGTTCAGGCTGAGCTTGTCGGACGCGGCGAGGATATGCGCCGGCACCTGACCAATTTTCGAGATCTCGTTCATGTCCACTCCTGATGGTATTTCACGACAGTCGTATTTACTTGCCCTTGCCGGTCGCGCTGGCGCGTCTGACATTGACACACAGTTCGGCCGAGGTCTCCACCCCCGGGATCGGTTTTTTGAGTTCCGCCATGATCTGCTCGGCGGCGAGTTTGCTCACCCGCGCCTCGAGCAGATCCCACGCCTCACGCTCGCGGATGAACGCCAGCGTCGCCGGCCAGTCGATCACCTTGGCCGAGGTCCGCGTGGTTTTGAACGCGGTGCCCGCCGGCGCCTTCATCGAACTCAGCCCCGCCTGGTTGAGCGCTTCGAGCAGCCAGCCCTCGAGCCGCGCCATGACCTCGTGGTAGGGCGCCAACTCGGCCACGTGGCGCTTCTTGATCTCGGCCTCCTTGTCGCGCAGCAACACATACTTCTCGATCATGAGATCGGGGGTCATGGTATTTACAACTGGCGGACGATCCAGTGTTTCACTCATGGTTGCTCACTCCTTGGTTGGCAAAACCACCACGTCGTCCAGGTGATCGGCGGCGCGCTTCAGCGTGCCCACGCGCACCACCTGCAACAGCCTGTGTCCCTTGTCGTCCATGGGCGTGGCTTCCTCGAAGGCCGCGCGCTCACGCAGCCATTGCTGCACGGCGCGCACGGCTTCCTCCGGCGTGTTGGCCAGTATCAATACTGACATTGTGGTTTCACTCCTGTCTACGACGGTCGTTATTACGGAAAGTCTGTCAGGTCCCGTACTGCCGTACGTGACCGTTCAGGATCATGCTTATCAGCGGCCGACTTACACCGAATTTCTCGGCCAGGGCTGCCTGGGTCCAACGTCGCGCCGATGTTTTCGTGAAACCCCAGTCCCGGATACCGGGTGCCTGATACATATGCACGATGCGCGCGACCTGTTGGGGCGTCAGTCGTTTGAACTGTCTGCCTTTCTTCGTCATGTCTATGTTGTTGGTGGCCTGATCTCCTGTGAACAGATGTTTTGGATTGCAGCAGGATCGGTTGTCACAGCGATGCAGCACGTGCACATCTTTTGATATCCAACCGTGTGTCAGCTGATACGCCAGCCGATGGGCGCGGATGATCTTCCCTTGGTAGCCAACCATCCCGTAGCCTTTAGGGCTATGGTGATAAGACGATGGCCAACAGGCATTTTTGCCACCACGTCTGTCCACCTTCAGCCAAAAGGTTTCTGGTGTCATAGGCAAAGTCAAAGCTTAACCTCCTGCTTGTGAAAGAGGTCCAGCAAACAAGATTGCATGCGTTGTCTGGCGCGCAGGCGTGCATATGTGGCCTGTTCGACAGGCGTGCCTATCATGTGAACGATAAGGGTTTTGTGCGTCTGCCCCGGACGGTTGATGCGCGCGTTGGCTTGTTCGTAGACCTCATTGGATTGCGTAGGCGAATACCAGACGATAACGTTAGCTTGGACTAAAGTCAATCCGTGCGCCAGTGTCTGCGGATGTGCCACGATGATCCGTGGCGACGGTCCGCCCTGGAACGCGTTGAATATTTTGTCCCTGGCGTTGCGCGACGTGCCGCCATGCACCACCGCGATATCATGGCCCTTGGATCGTAAGTGCGATGCGACGCCGGTCAGCGCGTGCAGGAACGGGACCAACACCAATACCTTGCGATCGGTCTCGTCCAGCACTTCGGCCAGCGCGTCCAGCCTGCCCTGCGATGGGAGCGCGAACACGGTTTTCTTGTCGGTGTAAATGTAACCACACGAAACCTGTAGTAATTTACTGTGCAAAACTCCTTCATTCACGGCGCTTATCACCTCGTTCTGTTGGGTCAGCATGCGCGCCTTGTCGAACAAGAGTTTATAGGCCTTGGCGGCGTCGGCATCGAGCTTGACCGACCGATCGACCGTCGTGCAGGGCGGTAATTCACGCACGTCGTCCAGGGTATATCTCACGCTCGGCGCCATGGCCTGCGCCACGACCTCGTTGGCGTTCGGCCGGGGCACCCACCTGAACTGGGTCAGCCTCCGCATGGTCAGGTCCTGGAACGCCGTAAACGAGCGCACGGTGCGATCGGGGGTGAGCATGCGTACCTGCGCCCAGGCGTCCGTCGGCGCGTTGGGCGTGGGCGATCCCGTGAGCCCCCAGGCCCATGTAACACCACCCTTGGAGATGAGATTATTCGCGGCGTGCCATAGTTCGGTGCCCCGGTTCCGGTAGATGGCGAGTTCGTCCAACACGACTATATCAAACTTCGCATCCAGCACCGCGTCGCCAAGCACTCTTAAACCATGATGGTTGATGATACAGAATGGCGCACCATCGGATAATAGTTTGAGCCGCTTCTCGCGCGTGCCATAGAGCACACTCACGTTACGACGCATCATAAGACCAAAGATCTCACGCTCCCACACGGGCGTAAGCGTGCTCAGGGGCGCGACGACCAGCATGCGTTTGGCCATGCCATTACGCATGAGGTAGTCAGCGGCATACAAGGTCGCGCGGGTTTTCCCACATCCCATGGTGCTCAGCACATAACACCGCTCGCTCTCGGTCAGGAGCGCGGCGGTGGACTTCTGGATGTCCCATGGTGTGGACCCGCGCCAGTCATACCTTGTGAGAATGGGCGTCGGCACCGGCAAGCCCACGTTGCGCGCGATGCGGGCCTCCTCGGCCTTGTTGGGCATGAGCAGCATGCGCGCGCCCTGCCAGTCGAAGGGTCTCGCGTGGGGCACCGCGTTGGCCAGCCCGGCGTGCCAGGGCACGGCGACGTGCGCCCCGTCGCGACTCAAAAACGTGATCGGCGTTTCGGCGTTCATGCTGGGGTCATCTCCGTGACGTAGTCGAGAAAGCGTTCAAGCGCCGCCAGGCCGGCATCGTCGGCGATGGCGAACACAGAGCCGCCGGCGGCGCGCACGTCGTCCAGCACGCCCTCCTGCGCCCGCGTTGGCCTGCCACCAGGGCGTTTAGCCTCGATGGCGAAGAACACGCCCCGGGCGCAGCCCAGGTAGTCCACCGTGCGACGCCCGTAACCGACCGGCACCGGCATATGATAATACACAGCATCTCCGTAACGATCAAGCAGTTTATTTATTTTATTCTTGACCCTCCCCTCTGGCGTCATGATCTGCTATCCTTATTACTTTCCATGGAAGGGGCAGGACAATACAGCGCACCACCTTCTACACAAACCACCAGGGTTGGGCGGGTAGTCCTGTTTTTGTCTGGCCTCGATCATTTTTCGAACCCTGGGTAAAATTTCCGACCAGATCTCGGTCACGTCGGCGCGCACGTATTCCTCCCGCTCGATTTGCTCGTAGGCGGTGAACACGAGCGCGGTACGGACCCGCTCGATGCGTGCATCATGGGCGAACACGGTTACCGCGGCGAGCTGTAACTGGGTCGGATCGACGCTGGGCTTGCCCGTTTTGTAGTCGATCACGGTGGCGCGTTCGCCATTGATATTGGTGTAATCCAATACCGCGCGAAACCACGCGGACTTGTTGAAGAACGTGGTCGGCGAGAAGTCCGATGACAGGGCCAGCTTGCGCTCAGCGTAGACCTTGCCCTCGGCACCGGCGAGACGGGCGAGCATGCCCTCGTGCATGCCCATCCCCAGCGGCAAGGGCGTGCCCCTGGCCACGCGCGCTTCGAACGCGGCGTGGATGGCATGACCCTGGCGCAGCGCGTCGCTCTCCGGCTCGACGACGTCCTTGGCGACGTTGTAGTTGTACTACCTGCGAGGGCAGGTCTCGACGTTCTTCAACGCACTGTAGGACCAGGC